TCGCTCGAGCTCGATTATTTAAGCAAAAGGTATATGATCCTCAAAGAAATAAGAAACTCGTAGCTAGCATAGACGTCGTAAGCCAGCATGATGATGAACCACTACTTACAGGACCCCTTCATCTTGATGTTACATTTTATATGAAGTATCCATCATCAATTGCAAAAAGCAGACAACTTACCTATCAAGGTAAACCTCACCAAACTATTCCAGATCTTTCAAATCTAATAAAATTTATAGAAGATATATGTTCAAACGACGTGGTATATCATGACGATTGTATTATATCTTCTATAACCTCTAAAAAAGTATATGATGCCAATCCAAGAACTGAATTCTACTTCACGGAAGCGATTTAATAAGTATGAAGAAAACAACGCATAATACATCTAAGGACAACATAATTAAACCTTTACGCAAAACCCCTAATGCTAGCACATCAAAATCTATTGTCACAAAAACTCCCACGAGAGACCTTGAATTGAACGAATCAAAGTGGATAGCTGACTATCAGGACTGTTTTACATTCAAAATGAAGCCGATTACCGAAGCTTTTATAAATCGTTTTACAAATGAAATGGTCACATGGGCAGAAACCAATGAAGATGCATTATTTATGGGTAAGTTTTTGAGAGCTAAAGGTATTAGTAGATGGACACTGTATGAATGGGTGCAAAAGTATCACGATATCAAACAAGCTTATGATACTTGTTTATGGATTCTTGGAGAACGCAGAGAGCATGGAGCTATAATAAGAAAATACGATTCATCAACTATTGCCGCAACGATGCCTCATTATAGTACAGAGTGGAAGCAGATGATTGAATGGAAGTCTAAGCTTGCTAAGGATGCAGAAGAGTCAGGTATTAAGTTTGTAGTTATTCCAAGCATTGATCAATTAACAACCAAGAAAGAATAATATGTCTAAGAAATATACGGCACGAGAAACAAAAGAGATACTTTCGGATGTCCTTGCAGGTGCCTTTGAGCATATGGATGCGGTGGTTACTGAGCTTAAGAAGCTGGGTACGTCAGAAGAGATACAGGCTGATCCTAATAAAACTGCACGCGCAAAAGTTTTAACTCTTACACTTGTTTGCATCAACGATATTGTTCACCCTGCGCATAACATTGCTTATCAGCTTTTCAATGATCGTGATGAGATTTTGGATATATGTAAGAGAAACCATAAGGTGTCGGTAGATAAGAAGCTGGTGCCTACGTGTTACTGCGCTACTTGTCGGGGTATGAAGAAGTCAGAAGGTAAAGAGGAAGTAGTAGATGCGTAATATTATTTTAACTTCTCTGCTTTTTGGGTCCTTGGTTTTTTCTGAGAAGGTATCGTGTGTGGTTACGTATACTTCTTTTGATGATACGGATACTTCTTTTGAAACAAAAGGATGTATTACTGTGGATAACAGGAAGCGTTTCTGCCAATGCGGCAATGATCCTGTGGCATTATTTATGGTATATGGATATATACAGTGTTACTGTTATCAGCATTTAAATGAAATGATTGTTCAATGTAGTAAGATTGGCGTGGAGAAATGTGAAGATGGTATATCAAAGTGATGATCTAACAGGACATCGCTTTGGTGATTGGACTGTAATTGAAAGAACTTCTGATCGTAAATATGTTATCAAGTGTAAGTGTGGTCACACACGAGAGCGTCATAGCTGTTATATTGGCAAGGTTGAATCTTGTAGGAAATGCGCTATGCCTAAGATTCAAGAGTTTAGAAAAAGAGGATTTAAGTATTAATGTATATTCCTATAGAATCTCAAATCACTTTGGATAAATTTATACCCAGACCCTACCAGATTCCAATGTGTAAAGCATTTGAAGAACAGGGCTACAAGAAGATGATTCTTGTAATGCCGAGGCGCGCCAGGAAAAGATGTAGTGGCCTGGAACTTGTTAATACGTGCTTCCCTTCGTCGTGTGGGACTTTACGTTTATGCTTTGCCATCTGCGGTTCAAGCTCGTCGAGTATTGTTTGATGGGATGACAATGGTTGGCCAGAAGTTTCTTGATTTTATACCAAAAGAGCTGGTTAAGAGTGTTAATATACAGCAAATGAAGATCATATTGCATAATGGGTCAACTATTATCTTTACGGGGAGCGAAAACTTCGACGCTTTACGCGGAACTAATCCACTTGGTGTTGTTATTTCTGAAGCCGCTTATACGCATCCTCAGTTCTATCCTACTATTAGGCCTGCTTTGGTTGCTAGTGATGGCTGGGTTATTCAAATCAGCACTCCTTTTGGCGAAAATCATTTTCATACAATGTTTGAGATAGCTAAAGAGAACCCGAAAGAATGGTACTCATCATTTCTAACGATACAAGAAACAGGTCATATATCAGCTGAACAAATACAGGCTGAAATAGAGTCAGGTGAAATCAGCCCTGATATGGCCGAACAAGAATATTATTGTTCCTTTGGTATTGGTGCTATTGGTGCTTACTATGCAAAATATCTCAATAGGATGGAGCTCAACAACCAGGTTGGACATATTGACTGGGAACCTAGCTTTCCGGTGCATAGCGCTTGGGATTTAGGTGTTCGTGACGCTACTTCTATTTTGATGTTCCAGTGTATTGGTCGACAAGTTAATATAATTGATATGTACCAGAACTCAGACGTGGGTATGGAGCATTACATAAATGTCCTTCAGGCTAAACCATATACTTGGGGGAAGCATATTGCTCCCCATGATATCCAAGTACGTGAATTTACGTCTGGAGGACTTTCTAGGTTTGAGAAAGCGGCACAGCTTGGTATAAAGTTCACAGTTGCACCAGATATGTCTATTATAGATGGAATCGAGTCAGTTAGAACAACTTTACCTCGTATCTATGTTGACAATGTGAAATGTAAGATATTGATTGCATCTCTTAGAAATTACAGGAAGCAATATGATTCAGGTACGAAGACGTATAAGCCGCGTCCACTCCATGATTCAAACAGTCACGTGGCAGATGCGTTAAGATATCTTTGTACAACGCTTCCTAAGGTTCAGAATGTATCTGATCCTGTTGCTCTTGATAAGAGATATCAAGAGGCGCTGTATGGCAGTGATAATATCGGAGTACCGAGAATATTTTCTGATGGTGAGAAGTTTTACAATAATTTCTAAAAGAACTTAATTCTCGCGCGGGCTGCGAGAGAATTAAAAGAATTAATGAACAATAAAGTAATTAAAGGATTAAATGGAAAATAGATTAGATGAAGTAATACATTCAATTGAGGATATTTATGCAGATCTATTAAGATTATTATCGCAGCCTGAAAAAGATATAGAAATAACACTACTGGGAGAGAAGTTTTATTTCTATCAGCCACTTACAACTCAAGAGCATGAAGATCTAATTCTGTTGCGACATAGATTTATAAAGATTGTTTTAAAGCATTGTGTTACCAAGTATATAGAAACTGATGATGTAGAATCGTTTAGTGTTATTAACGATTTATTTCTGGGACCAGATCCTAGAGAGTTCCAATTAGAAAAGGTTGATTCTGGAGACTCATATATTGTTACTGATCTATGTGGTGATCCTATAAAATCAGTTGCGCTTGATACTGATACTATTTATATTCAATCTGAAAGACCTGACTTAGATTTCGAAGATGAATCTGTGCGGTCTGAATTTATGGATGAATGGGCTAATAGATTGGAGCATAATAATGCTAAAGAAAATCAAAATGATTCTGGCAGCTTGTAGAATAATACGTGATGATAATCCTATAAGGATTTGTACTCCTATTGATTTAGTTCAGCAGGATGTGGATACTTTAGCTCGCATAAAGCGTGTTCGTAAAATGTTTGATGCTCAGTCTGCTCAAATGAATGCACGAGCACTAAGGCCGCATTCCTGCATTGATCTTTTAAGCTGCAGCAAATCTAAGTGCTGGAAATGGAAGCCTGATAAGATAGTCGGTGATTCTTATGAGGTTGAGGATGCTAAAATCTTGCGTGATCGAATAAAAAGAAATGAAAACATAATAGATAGTCTATAAATTGCTATACGGCAATAAATTGCTATACGGCAATAAATTGCTATTTTTGTATCCAGATCTTACTATTATTGATATTTGTGATCAATAAAATGTAGGAGTGTATCTATGATATTTCCGCAGCTGGGGCCCCAGTATTATACGGAGGACCATCAGGCTATTCTTTCTCGCATGGAAGCCTTTTATGCTGAAGCAATAACTATAAATCAATCTTTTTGGGGTGAAGCTGATACCGATACTAGATTTGAGGTAGGAGATCAAACTTTATGGACAGACCTGTATGGCAACCTCCCAGCTAATCGTCGTCGTCAGTTCAGTTTTAACCGTATACGGCGTGTTGTTAACATGATTTCTGGTCATCAAAGACGAAACCGTAAATCTACTATTGTGACTGGGGTTGAAAACTCAGATAGCGAGACTGCAGATCAATTCTCTAAGGTATTAATGTGGGTTAATAATCAAGAGTCGGTTCTTGAAACAATATCTGAATCGTTTCATGGTGCTTTAGTTACAGGAATGAATTTACTTCAAGTGTGGTTAGATTTTAGAAATGATCCAGTATCGGGTAATATTCGTGTCGACAATTGTTCTTATAATAGTTTCCTTATCGACCCTTATTTTCGTAAGTCAGATTTATCTGATTGCAATGCTCTCTGGAAAAGATCGTTCTTAACAAAAAGAGAGTGTATATCGTTACTGCCTGGAAGTACTGATGAGATTTTAGGGCTAAACAGCAATGATTCAGGAACTGGTCGTGATGGTAAGTTTCAGTTTATGCCAGAAAGTTATAATTACGGTTATAAAAACCTACTAACATATGATGAATTCTATTACCGTGATTATAGAACTCAAAAGATGTTGGTTGATTCTGAAACGGGAGAGACTCAGGAATGGAAAAGTGAGAATAAGGAAGGTCTTGATGACTTTCTAGATATGTATCCAATGATAACTATGATTGATCAAGAGGTTCCTACCGTAAGGCTAGCAATCGTGGTTCAAGGAAAGGTAATGTATGATGGCACTAATCCACTTGGTATTGATAGGTATCCTTTTGTTCCTGTGCTTGCATATTATAACCCACAGATGCCGTATTTCCCGTACAGAATTCAGGGAGTGGTTCGTGGTCTTCGTGATGCTCAGTATTTGTACAATCGTCGGCGTGTTATTGAGCTTGATATTTTAGAGTCTCAAATAAACTCTGGATGGATATATAAAGAGAATGCACTTGTTAATCCTAAAGATGTATTCTTATCGGGACAAGGTAGAGGTCTTGCGCTTAAAGATGAAGCAAATATGAGTGACGTTCAGCAGATTCAGGCTCCTCAGGTTCCACCATCAATGATACAACTATCAGAGCTGCTTGCTAAAGAAGTGTCAGAAATATCTGGCGTTAATGAAGAACTGTTGGGGAGTGCTGTTGATGACAAGGCTGGTATTTTGTCCATGTTGCGCCAAGGTGCTGGACTTACGACTTTGCAGGTACTTTTTGATCAGCTTGATAGGTCTCAAAAGCTTCTCGGCAATATTATGATCGATATCATTCAGGCTAACTTTACACCAGGTAAAATCAAAAAGATTCTAGGAACTGAAGAGCCAACTGATCAGTTCTATAATAAAGCCTTTGGTAAATATAATGCAGTAGTAGAAGAAGGGCTGAACACTTCAACTCAGAAACAAATGCAATTTGCTCAGATGCTACAACTTCGTGAAGTTGGTGTTCCTATATCAACTAATGATCTTTTAGAAGCAGCAACGCTTGTTGGTAAAAAGAAGATCATTGAGAATGCGATGGCTCAAGAACAGCAATCATCTCAAATACAACAACAAAGAACTCAAGTTGAAATGCAAGAGATTCAATCTCGTATTAAATTGGCTGAATCTCGTTCGGAAGCGGACCTTGGGCTTGCAAGAGAAAGGACTTCAAGGGTTGATGAAAATGTTTCTTTAAGTATAGAGCGTCTTCATCAGGCAAACAGAGATGATGAGGCAGCTATGCTTGATAGAGTAAGAGCGCTAAAGCTATTAGAAGAAATGGATTTAAGTCATATTGAGAAATTAATTAAAATGTCTAACTTGCTTAAACAATCAGAAACTCAAATTTCTGAATCGGGAGTCGGCGAGGTTGTATCTCGAGGATTTTAATGGAAACCTGTTGCTAAATTCTTTAGAACATTTAAAACAAATAGAAGGGATTGATACTCATCATCTTAAAAGATTAATCACTTTACAGAATGTAATGAAATCTCAAGAGGAATAAGTATCAACCCCGAGTATTCAGCTATCATAAAAGATAGAGGTAATATTTTAACCTTGCCCCTAAGAAGGCAGTATCTTATGAAAGGGCCATATATTATGGCAAAAAATGGTAAATACAGTTCAGCAAGTAAGCCGGTAGGTTATAGCAGATATGACAAACCGGATCCACGACGTTTGGGAGAGCGCATAGATTTTTTAATGGCACCAGAAGGTTATACTTCGACGGCAAATCTATCGACCAAAGTAGTCTATAAAGAGTTTGATCAGGTTGGTTATAAACCTGATTATGCTCTGGATAGTACGCGTCGGGATTAGTTCAGATTTATTATAAATTTTAGATTAGAAAGGCCTATTATGGCAAAAAGATATCACGCATCAGAAAGAAAAGAAGAACGTAAAGATTCAGGAATGTTATCTGAAGATCATTTAGCTCCTGCAAATATGCCGCAAGATGTAAAATATCATGCATGGCCAAAAGCTGGTAGCTACGCTGATTACGATATTAATGATTCCATTAGCGGCGTTAATCGTCAGATGGATGAAGATGGAGCAGGAATGAAACGTCATAAAGGTGGTAATAAGTGGTAGTTGGAGGTTATTATGCCAGCATCTCCAAGAGCTAAAAACAAAGCTTCTAAGATAGCCCTTGCTATTTTAGGGAACCCTTCTAACTTGAAGGATAAGCGATCTGCTCGTGAACGTGAGATTGATCGAAAATTGCTATTTGATTATACTTCTCGTGTAAGATAATAATTATCGTCGGGGGCTCTTTTTGGGCCCCTTATTATATTGGAGAAACTATGAAGAATTTACTCATTTCTTTGTTATTTTTTTGTAGTGGTAGTCTAGTTTTTTCATCTAATAGTACCGAAGGAAGACGATTAATATCTGGCGATAGCTATAGTATCCGTGAGTACTTCATGAATGAAATGATGCGCCTTAAAAAAGCATCTGATCTAGGTGATGATAGTAGCACTTGCGCTTATGAGTATTTATGGTCTCTTGTTCAGCAATCTCGACGTCCAGAGCTTACGAGCTTAGCAAAAGAAAGATTAATTTCTAATGGGTTATGTGATGATAATGGTAATCTATTAATATATGTTGTTATTGCAATAGAGGCTAAAGTGGAAGATGAATCGGAACTGATTCATTAATTAATTTTAAGGACCAATAAGTAAGGTCTCCTTCCAGATTCACACTGGTTAAGCCTTATCTTATTTGATATACGACTTACGCCTAATAACGCTATTAGGCTGCTTACTAATAACCCTATTAGGCGTAAGCCGTTTTTATTGATTTTTTCATCGAATATTAGCACACTGTCTATAAATTCAAATATGCCAAGAGGGATCGATATGGATAAGCAGACTATTGGCTCTATTGCTCCAAAGTTATTTAATTCAGATCATGGTTCAATAAATCCTCAAGAGATACAAAGAGCTCAAGAGAAAGAATATTTAGATAATCTTATTTGGTGTGTTAATCATGCACGCAAAGAGGTAGATTGTTCTACAATTGACGGACACGATCTGTGTAAAGATAGAACTCCATTTGATAAAGATTTTTATATTGCTGCGCTGCT